GATACAACAGTAGCTTCTGTTAGTTTAATAGAATATTTACAAACTGAAAAAGATGCAATTTTAAGTAGAGCACAAAAAGTTAGTAAACTTAAAAGAAATACTGTTTTAAATAAAATATTTGAAGAAATAATAGACGGCACAACAGCTAAATTGGTAATTAAAAGAAAGGCAATGTCTGATGCTGTAAAACATAATCAGCAAATAGAAATTGTTATGACACTTGCAAATGATGATATAAACAAATTGCAAGGATTAAGGGCAGATAGAAACCCTTTAAATGCAGCAGCTGTACAGATTGAAAAAGATTTAATAAAAAAGTTTAAAGACCCTGACTATACAGCTTCAAAGAGTCCAAGAAAAAGACTTGTTGAAGTTGGAAGTAAAGCAATAATACAAAATATGTTTCCTCATAAATCAAAACCAGATATGAGGTACAAAGTAAATAGAAAACTATTAGCGGCAGGAAAAAGAGAAACTTTAAATGACCAAGTTGCTCAAGCAATAGCATTAACAAAAGCTAGTGTTTCTGGAAGGAAAGCAACTCAAGGCAAAGGAGCAAGAACTAAGAAAGGATATACTACTGGTGGGCATGTAGAACAAAAAGCAGGAGAAAATCCAATGGCGTTAAGAAACTTACTAAATGAACTTTTACCACAAGTAGTTGCAAAGAATATGACAAGTCCTGCATTAAATTATAGAACAGGTAGATTTGCAAACTCAGTAAGAGTTGATAGTGTAACACAAGGGCCAAGGGGCGGAAGCACAATGATTGAGGCAAACTATATGACTGACCCATACTCAACATTCGCACCAGGGGGTAAAAAGTATACTCCTCAAAGAAACCCTGAAGCGTTAATTAAAAGGTCAGTCAGAGAAATAGCGACTGGAATAGTTGGAGCAAGATTCGGAGTAACAGTAAACTAATGGAAGAAGGACTAGCAAGGAAACATACCACGCGACGCCGAGCAATAGTTGAAGCACTCGCACAACAATTTGAGAACATAAATGGTACTCCACCTTTTAGAAGTGCAGTACAAAGTGTAGAAAGAAGACTCAAGTTTTGGGACGAAGTCACAGAGTTCCCTGCCATCCATATTGGAGCAGGAACTGAAACAAGAGAATACGATGGCGGTGGCTTTCGATTTAGATTTTTAAGAATAACGGTTCGATGTTACGTTTCAGATGACAATGATGTCATTGAAGCACTCGAAGAATTGTTAGAAGATGTTGAAACAGTACTGGAGGATAATGATCCGCTCACGTACTATGATTCGACAGGTACATCTCAATCTACGGTGCAAACTACAATTGCTACAGTAGACACAGATGAAGGAGTTCTCGAACCTCTGGGAGTGGGTGAAATCACTTGCGAGATTCGATATTAAATAGGAGAAAATAATGGCATTTTTCTTTAGTAGAGATACCAAAGTGTTTATGCAATGGACACATGATGATACGACAGCTAATACAGCTCTATACGAGATTCCTGTATTAGACGGATTTTCATTTAGCCAAGGCACAAATACATCAGAAGTAACTCTTAGTGAGGCTGCTAACTCAACTGGGTATAGTAAAAGAGGTAGAGCAATGTTTACTGACTCTTTTGCACCGGCAGAGTGGAGTATGACTACTTACATGAGACCTACGACTTCAGGAAGCGGCAATGCTGGCGCTTCGGGTCAACATGCTGGTAATGGAGGCACCTTTGCAATAGAAGGACCTTTATGGTCAGCTATGTCGGCGAATACGTACGATAGAGCAATTGGAAGTAGTGGAACAGGAGATTTTGCAAACAATGCAGCGACTTATGCGCCGAAGCATTTTGATTTTGGAAACTCTAACCAAGTAACACTAGGGGTATTTGATTTATACTTTGTACTAGGAGCATCGAAAGATACTTCTACAGCATTGTATACAACAGGAACACAAGGCGTAACAGTTTATAAATTAGCAAACTGTTCAGTCGGTTCAGCTTCAATTGACTTTGACATAGAAGGATTAGCACAAATTGCTTGGTCTGGAAATGGTCAATCAGTTGAAGAAGTAGCTTCTCTTAACACAGAAAGCTCAGGAACAACTGCTTTAGGCTTAATTGACGAAGGCATTAGTTCAACAAGTAATTATATTAGACAAAAATTAACAGACTTAGCAATCAGCTTTGATGTATCAGAATCAACAGGTACATTAGGCGCATTGAATGTTGACGGAAGTGATGTAACATATGGTGTTACATTAACAGGAGGTAATATTACAATAGAAAATAATCTTACTTACTTAACACCAGAAACATTAGGTTCAGTTAATTTACCATTAGGTCATGTCATGGGTACAAGGTCAGTATCAGGTAACTTCACTTGTTATCTAAACGATACTGCAAATGGCTCGCTTGACTTATTTGAGAGATTGCAAGAATCTCGTGGTGTAATTACAAACGCATTTGATTTAACATTCAGCATTGGAGGTAGTGGTAATACTCCAAGAGCAAATGTTCAAGTTGCGAAAGCACATTTAGAATTACCATCACATAGTTTCGAAGATGTAGTGTCCGTAGATGTAGCCTTCCATGGCTTATCAACAGACTTATCATCAGGTACAGCCGCTTCAGCTACAAATGAAGTTGGCATTACTTACGTAAGCTAATTAAAACATAAACCGGGAGGGCTTCGGCTCTCCCATTTTATAGGAATATTATGACAGAAAAAGAAGTAAAAACACCAGTATCACTGAAGAGTTTATTAACTCCAAGCAAGACAGTATCAATCGACTTTCCAGGATTCGATGGATTTGTTGTAGATTTGACTTACCTTAGTCGAGAAGAGTTACTAAAACTCAGAAGTAGATGCTTAAAAAATACGTTTAATAAGAAAACTAGAGCATTTGAAGAAAAACTCGATGAAGAAACATTCTTACACGAATATTGCAAATCAATCATCAAAAATTGGAAAGGGCTAAAGTATTCTTACTTAGAAGAGCTTCTATTAGTAGATACAAGCGGAGTGGCCAAAGACGAAGAACTTGAGTATTCTCAAGAAAATGCGGAGACTCTAATGAGAAACGCAGCAGACTTCGACCAATGGGTTACCGATACTGTAGGAGATCTGGATAATTTTACTCAACGCAAGTAAGACAAATACTTGCGTTAATAAAAAGACACTTTAAGGACACAGGAATTGATTTAGAGAAGTATCTCGCAGTTTGTGAGCAACTAAATCAAGAGCCTGACCCTGAAAAAATGCCTCCAACTATGGATATATACCCTAGAGAGGTACAAGAAGCGTTTTTTATACATAACTTACTTTCAGACCGATGGGATGGAATGTCAGGTTTTTATATGGGTAAAGATTTATCTGCATTGGGCACAGTTTTAGATGTTCATGAGATAGAAGATAAAAAAACTTGTATCTATTTTTTAAAGCACATTGAGCATTATCATCAAGACATGATGAATGTAAAAGTAAAAGCTCGACAGGACGCTGAAAAGCGTAAAGCGAAAGTAAAGTAAATGGCAAAAAAGATTAAAGGCGCAACTATTACCATCGAAGTTACTGATGGGGAAAGTCTTAAAAGTATAGCGCGAAAAGCAAAAGCAGCACAGAAAGGATTAGACGGTACAGCTAAATCTACGGGAGATGTTCGTAGGAATATGCAGGCTATGTCTGGTCGTGTTGAATCTGGTTCAAAAGCCTTTGCTCGTATGCAACAAGGGACGGGCGGACTTGTCCAATCATATGCTGTTCTAGCATCCACCCTTTTTGCTCTTGGAGCTGCATTTAGAGTTATGCAAAATGCTGCAGACTTTAAAGCTTTACAACAATCACAAGAAGCATTTGCTAACCAAACTGGTGTAAACATGAATATGATTGCGGCACAGTTAAAAGTAGCAACTGGTGCTCAGATTGACTTACAAAAAGCAGGTGCATCTACAGCAATCATGATTGCAAAAGGTTTTACTACTGACCAAATTACTCAAGTAGCAGAAGCTTCTAAAAATGCCGCTATTGCACTTGGTAGAAACTTCGAAGACACATTCAATCGTATCGTTCAAGGTACAACAAAAGCAGAACCAGAACTATTAGACGAACTTGGTATTACACTAAGGCTGGAAACTGCTGCTCGTAAGTATGGTGCTCAAATAGGTAAAAATTATCAAGATTTAACTACTTATGAAAAATCACAAGCGGTTTTAAAC